ATCAAGGAAAGACTTTGACATGTGTTGATCTCCTTCTGATTAGGGTTTGGATCAAAGTGGTGTCACTTAATCTCGCGGCGCATGTTGGGTGCGAGAGGCGCTCCGGCTTTGTATCTGCTGATTACAGCAGAATTCTAGTTTGTATTGTTGATAATTGCTTTTGCAAGTCGAAGAGAAATTTTACGACTTGCATCTTCTGGACTTGGTTCTGGTAATGGATCAATTGCTGTGAGTGTAGAGGCTTTGTGTCCTACGAGAGTTTCTGTTGCTCGCCATCCATCTCTAAATTCTTCATAGATTCTGATCAAAATTGCAGGATCACCATCTTCGGCTGTGATTGAAAAATCTGTTCCTGGTATTCCTAAAACGCCTTCTCGCATAACGTGTTCAATTCTTCCGCGTGCTGTTCCGCCAGAAGAATCCCAGGACACGAAGCTGCCGACTGTATCAACTGCGCGAGTGTCTTCTTCCATCATTGGTTCTTCTGAAATGCCGAGAACCATTTCCAGCATTGACTTTCCTTCGCCAAGATATTCATATGACTCATCAATCTTGTCGAGAATTGCCTGGATTACAATCAGACTTTCGCCTGTGATTTCGCGGCCTTCTTTGATTGCCTGTCGAGCTGCTGCGATTTGTTCTCTGGCTTCCACTGTGGTGGTTGGATAAGCCGGGTAAGTAACGACTGAAACGTCGCCGTCTGCCAGCGATAATTCTGTAAGGGTGCGCTCGGTTCTTCCTTCGTTCCACTTCTGGCGGATCACTCGGAATGCGAAGCTCATCTGATCAACGTCGCCGCGCTCGACCAGTGTGTAAAGGTCGCGAGCTGCTTGTGTGTCTGGAAGATCTGCGTCCATATAAAGTCCGATTTCATCTTCTTTAAGGCGAAGGGTTTCGTTCTTTGTGCGTGCTAAAGGTAGGCCTTCGTGGTTGATCAAGAGGCGCACATCTGGTGTTTCTGTTAGCGTCTTGCGAAATGCGCCGGGTGCGATCCGTTCAATGAATGGAAGCGGCACGCTGTCGTCGTTGAATACGGCTGCGTATCCGGACAGGCGCATGGTTCCGTCTTCTGCCTGGCGTGCTTCTACGTTCTTGATCGTGAAGGTGCGGCGTTCTATTTTCTTTGTCATTTTGCTCCTTGAGTCTTCTTCTGCGTCGAGTGCGTCTATTTTTCTCTGCGCCCAGTTTTGTGCTCGGTCGCTGAAGTTGGAATCTCCGCCCCATAAGAGCCAGGCAACTAATCCTGCGCCTGGGTATCCGGGATCGGATGGGTTGCTGTTCTTCGGTGCTTGGCCGTCGACTTTGTGCCTTGCAAACCAGGGGGCCATTTTCCTGATCTTATTTTCGGTGATATTGCCTGCTGCCATTTCACGAGCTGCTCGCTTCGTTCCTTCTGTGAGGCCGTCGCCGCCATAGCCTTCTGCTAAATATTTCAAGCCGCGTTCTGCATTTGCCTGAATAAAAGCCGGGACTGATAAATCAACGGCTCGTTTATTTACTTCGCCGCCTGGTTGCATGTCTTCTGCAATCGAAACCGCCACCATCTGGTCGATGGCGTCTTGCTTATTTTCGTGGCATCCGATTGTGGTGTAAGTGCCGTCTGCTTCTTCTTTAACGGTTGCCCATCCTGCGCAGTCGCTTTGCTTGTCGCTTATTAAATATGGCATTTTTATCCTAGATCAGTAGGAGAAGTTCTGCGTCGTCTTGAAGCACAGAGAAATCTATTCTTGATATTGCTTGTATTTTCATTCCACCCCATTGTGTCAGCGCCAGGGCTTCTGCTTTATTTATTTGTGGCCCAGTGATCACCGTTGGGTTTACGAAGTGTGGGCTTCCTGTGATTGCGGCTATTTGTGTCGTTTGCTGTGTAGTTATTGCGTTTGCTTGCAGGCTTCCAAATTCAGCGCTGGCTGTTGCGTATTGATCTACTGAAACTCTGGCGTTTGCGTCAAGTGTTCCCAGGGTTGCAGTTGCTATCGCCGGGTGATCTACCTGCGTGTTTGCGCTTGCATTTACAATTCCTAGAAGTGCCTGTGCTGTTGCCTGATGATCTATCCGAGCTGTGGCGCTGGCTTCCATCTGTCCAAGTGCAGATGCTGCTGTGGCGTAATTATTGATTCCTGCTTGTGCCTGCGCTGCGATCTGTCCGAGTGGAGCAATAGCAGTAACTAAGTGGGTGACTTTGGTTGTTGTGGTTGCTGCTATCGATCCAAGTTCGGCGTTTGCTGTTGCATAAATAAATGGCCCGAGTCGGCCTTCATCTAATTTAGATGTGTTTAGTACAAATTCTGAAGACATTTTAACTTGCTACGGTCAGCGATGCTGTAAGTGATCCGCTTGCGATTGTATATGTGTCTCCTGCTGTGTATGCGTTTCCTGTAACTGTTCCGCTAAATAAGAAGTTTCCTGTCGTCAAATTATCCCAGGCTGTGAAATATGTTGCGTCTTGTGAGCCTGCAATATTTGTCCAGATAATATCTGCATCCGATGCAATGCTTCCTGTTGAAGCCGCAGAGAATGTCACTTCTTTTCTTGTCGTTTCCGTTGCAGGGTTTGCAGTTCCTGCTGCTCCTGGATCTCCGACGTGAAGTTTCACGTATACGTTTGATGCAGAATATGCTGTGGCATTTCCTACTGCATCAAGGAATTTGTTTGCTAGATAAGCGCTTAGACCTGTTGCCATTATTCTTCATCCTTCACAAATTCTTCAATAATTTCTGTGATGAGATTGTTCTCGTCACGAATTACTTTTCGACGTACGCTCTTCTGTTCTATTGTATTTGTTACTTCGATTGTTGGTGATTCAACATTGACGTTTGGTGCTGCTACTTGCACATCGACGTTTGGTGTCTCGAATGTAATGTTTGGCGGTTGAACATTGATGTTTGTTGGCTCGACATTGATGTTTGATTCCGGGACTTGGATCACGATTGAAGGTTCATCGTTGCGTGCTTCTCTTGCGTTGACTTCGTAGACGCTTTGTGGATCTGCTGGATCAATGGTTGAAATCTGTTGCAGCTGTGTTGATGGCAGCCCTGTATGAGTCATTGCTGGTAATCCGATCGCTTCTGTTACGGCCTTTGGATCGAAGCCGACCTGGATCAACATTGAGGCTATCTCTGCTCGAAGCTTGAGTCCTACATCTGGTGCGTCTGCTGCATCGATGTTCTGCAATGGCACTCTGAATTGATCGCCGGCTTCTCCGAGTGGTGCTAAATCTTCAACGGCGCGGACGTCGTTAAGTGATAGAAAGCCTTCGCGGAGGCCCTTTGTGTATGCATCGAAGCGCTCAAGTGTGGTTCCACGAAGCAATGCATCAAGATTAAATTTGATGAAGCCGTCAGGCTCTGGAAGTAATTCAGACATTGATTGTTCAATTCGTTCCAATAATGGGCGAAGTGAATGCTGCACGAATGAAAGGTTCTGCGCTTCAACACTTGCAAATGACATCGCTCCTGCTACTGGGTGTCCTAGCAGGCTGATCGGGACTCGGAATAATCTTGCGATGTCTTCAACGTTGAATCTTCTGGCTTCTAAGAGCTGCGCGTCAGCGGCGTTAAGTGTCAGCGGTCTAAATTGTGCGCCGCCTGAAAGGATTCCGATCTTGCCTGCGCGATACGGCCCTGTGTGAGTGATGTTCCAATCGCGGCCGATGTCGCCTGCTTGCTCTTCTGTTAATTCGCCCGGCACTTCAATGACGCCGCCTGGATTTGCTGCGTTGCCAAAGTATGCGGCTGCGTATGTGTCTGCTGCCATCGCTGCGCCGATCGTGAGTCGAGCTGCTGCAATTGGGCCGAGGCCGTAAAGCGAACCGGGAAGTCTGAAGAGTGGAATGTGTTTCATTTCGCGTGACGTTAAAATGCGCGAGTAGATTCCGTCTTCATCTCTCATCTTGTAGATGATTGGTTCTCCTGGACGTGGGCGTTCAATGCGAACGTCGTCTGGGTGTACGCAATAAACTTCTTGGACTTCGTCCATGTCATCACGAACGGTAAGGATGAATGCGTTGCCATGAATATTAAGTGAAGCGATTATCTGCTCATAAAACTCTAGGCGCGATGCTTCTGGATTTGGTTTGTTGATCCAGGCTGGTTGCGATCCGTAAACGCTGGCATATGAGATTCTGTTTCTGCCGCGTCGGACGTATGCTGCAAGTGGTAACGAGGAAATTGTATCGCCGAGCAATCTTACGCAGGCATAAACTGTTGACATGCGAATTGCAGAGTCTGCATTTACATCGATTCCAGATGGGGCCATGTAAGCAGGGCGGCCAGGGATAAGTGGTTCGACCCATTGGCTATTGTTTGTGCGCTTCTGCTCTGCTGCTTTGATTCGCTTCGATAGACTCATCAGTTAGCCTTTTCTGTTATCCATACTAGAAATGTTCCTAGAACAATTAATGCGATCGGAAGGGAAAGCATTCCGATTCCTATCGTCGCCAATGCTACGCCAGTCACTTCTGCTACGAGTGCGAAATCTATTTTTTTCATTGCTCTCCTAAAGTTGAACCGAGAAGAATCGAGCCACTGGTGGCTTTGGTTCTGCTGGTTGCGTTGCTCTGTCATATCCGAAGATTGCTGCTACGGCCGCATCGACTTTCCGTTTCGAGCTTGCCTTCGCAACCATAACGCCCCGAGATGATTGCTTCGTGACGCAGTTTGTTATGTGTCTTGCCATTCTTTCATCGCCATCGTGGGTGAAGCTTTGATTCACTACGGCTTCGTAGAATTTTTGTGTTGCTGGAACCATTCGCTCTGCGCTATTCGGGTAAGAAACAACTGGCATTCCTTGCTCATCTAGAACCATAAATGTGCGCTGCCATCGCGCCGGATCGAAGACGATCTCTTTGGTTTGGAAGTTGCTATTTCTGAATGTGTCGATAATTGTCTGCTCTACTTCAGCGACTGGCACGTGCCATCCCTGTTCTGCGTCGTCTGGTCTTTCCCAGATTCCTACAACCATGAGATGCGGTTTATCTCCGCCAAGCAGCCAGGCAATTAGCGCTGTGCTGTCATTTGAGAATGCTCCATCAAATGCAAGGATTACATCTTCGCCTGGTTCCGGCGTTCTCTCTGTGTCGATCAAGGCTTCCCATGATCCGGTTGGAAGCCAGGCGGTTGCTGTTGATACGAAGCAGTTTGTTCTCTTCGTTCTAAATTCTGCTTCTGGCGTTCTCAAGACTGCGCTCTCGAAATCTTCGGCGTCAACGATATCTGCGAAGCCTGGGTTTGATTCAATCCAGAGCTGCTTGTCTCTGTGATCTGCTTCTGGATTCTTTGGTTCCCACCAGGCAAAGAAGAACGACGGATCTACAAGTTCGCCCTTTACGATCTTCTGGCCGTATTGATATAACGAATAGGCGAGGCTGTCCTGGCCGTTTGCTTGCGTCTTTACTCCTGCTGTTGTTATGCCGAGGAGAAGTGAATCGGATCGTGCGCCGCCTGCGAGCGACATAACATCCCAGAGTTCGCGGTTTGGCTGCGCATGGACTTCGTCAAAGATTACGATCGGTGAAGGGTTGAGTCCTTCTTTCGTGTATGCCTCTGCTGAAAGTGCGCGGTAAACGGATCCTTTATCTTTGTATTCGATTACGTCGCGGTAAAGGGTAAACATCAAGGAAAGTTCCGGGTCAAGTTCAACCATGCGCTTTGCTGTTCCAAATACGATGCGAGCCTGATCTCGATCTGCTGCGCATGAATAAATTTCGGAACCGTTGCCCCCAAGTGTGAGAGCCGATAATCCCATCGAAGCTGCGAGCGCCGACTTTCCGTTCTTGCGTGCCATTCCGATCAGGGCGACTCTGTGTTTCATTCTGCCATCTGGTCTGCGTGCTAGTGCGTGGTTGAGAAGTTCCTTCTGCCAATCGCGAAGATGTAAAAGTTCACCGGCTGGTGCTGCAACAGAATCTTTCGTTACTCTGCAAACCGCTTCAGCGAATTCTGCATAAAGTGAACCGTCACCGCGTTTACGATCTGCAATAGCCACCGGCGTAATCCAACGCGGCGGCCATGATTGGATTTTTTTCTTAGCCACGTGATCGCGTCATCAATTCCTGAATGCGTGTTTGTGCCTGCACTTCTGCAAGTCCAAGACGTGAACGCTCGACCGGGTTAAATGCGATCAAGGAAAGCATTGCAGTTATTTGATGATCAAGGTGACGAAGTGCTACGCGATCGCGCCATTCTCCGCCTCTGAAAACTATCGCTCGAAGTTGAACGCGTTCATCCATTGTTTCGCAGAGGATCATCACGTGTTCGATGTCTGTGGTTGGAGAAATCCATGCGCGTCCTGCTTGCCAGATTCTCTCCCACATATTTTGTCCTTCTGATCCAAGTGGACGAAGTGGTTCTGGTGTTTCTTTCGCCATTGGTAATGCGATCAGGTTTGTTCTATCTGGAAGTGGTCGCTTTCCTGGGTTACCAAGTTTGCGCTTCTGCTCGATTGTCTTTGGGGGATTAGGCATTGTCGCTTCCTATGAAATCGTAAGGTTTGCCGGTGAGTTCATTGATTGGAAGAATTCCAGTCAGTTCTTGCCAGCGCTTGCATATAACGTCTGCGTATATCGGATCTAATTCAACAAGTGCTGCCGTCATTCCGAGTGTGTGAGCTGCGACGAGTGTTGATCCTGATCCTGCAAAGGGATCCAGAACAAGCGATTCACGATTTGCCGAGTTGCTCAATATGCGAGTGATGAGGTTGATGGGCTTCATGGTTGGGTGTTCTGAATTTCTGCGTGGACGTGGCTCGCGGATGATTGTCGATGACTCTCTTGCTGTCTCAATTATCTTTACGAGTTCTGTTTTACTCAATGTGTCCAAGTCTTTCGTTGCAAAGTCTAGAACGGTTGAGTCGTTGAATGGGCCGAACCAGGGATGTGCTGCTCCTGGTTTCCATCCGTAGATGATTGGTTCGTGCTGCCAGTTGTAATCTTGACGGCTGAGTGTGAAGTTGTCTTTCACCCAGATAAGAATTTGCTTGAGCATAAATCCGGAAGTCTTGAATGCTGATCTGAATGTGACGCTGCTTCCATCTGCGTGGCAGACATAAATTGGACAGCCGTCTTTCGCGTTTGCATACATTGCTGCGTAAGTTGCAAGGAGAAACGATTCGAATTCTAAGTCGCTCATCGAGTCGTTCTGAATTGTTAGGTTCTCATTTGTTCCGCCGGTGTATGCGACGTTATATGGCGGATCGGTAAAGATGCAATCTGCAAGTTTGCCTTTGAGTGCCTTGCTTAAAATCTCCGGGCTTGTTGAGTCGCCAACAACGAGGCGGTGCGGCCCGAGGATCCATGTGTCGCCTTCAATGCTGTGCGCTGTTCTTGACTTCGCTGGTGCTGCATTTAAGTCGCCGGCCATTGGAATCTCTTGCACCGGAATCTTGAGAATCTCTGCAATCGCTTCTTGGCTGTAGCCGGCGTCGCTTACTAATTCTGGATCAACGTTTACGAGCTGCGCAATCATCTCTCGCAGGGCGTCTTCGTCGTAGGTTCCAAGCTCGGCGGTTCTGTTATCTGCGAGCGCGAATGCGTGGGCTGTATTGTCATCGTCGTCTGTCCAAACAACGGCGATCTCACTCCAGCCGAGTTGCTTCGCTGCTTGCCATGTGTGGTTGCCGGCGATGATCGTTCCATCGCTGTGTTTGGCAACGATCGGCTTGCGCTGGCCGAAGCGCTCAAGCGATCGGGCAACGGCGGCGATGTCGCCCCTGCGTGGGTTGCCAGGCAGCGTGTGTAAATCGTCGATCGGCGTGGCCAAATTTTTTAGGCTTTCGTTGATCATGTTTCCCCCTTGTTTTTAGTTTATCTTGCAAACCCTGAAAACCCCTGAACTGCGACGGTGCGCGTTCTGG